TTGGGCAGTAATTCAACAAGTAATTGATAGAGGATATGGTAATCTTTTCTACATGAGTAAGGATTTAAAGTATGTAGATGTGGAGAATCAATTAAATAACAAATATAATAGAGAAGAGAAAAATATGACAGCAGGTTTCTCTACAACTTCTAAAACAAGACCTCTAATCATATCTAAATTAGAACAATATGTTAGAGAAAAAGATATTACTATTCGTTCACAAAGAACAATAGATGAATTGTTTACATTTATATGGAATGGTAATCGTGCAGAAGCAATGAGAGGATATAATGATGATTTAACAATGTCATTAGCAATTTCATTGTGGGTTAGAGATACTGCACTTAGATTAAGACAAGAAGGAGTTGATTTAACCAAACAAGCATTGGGTGGAATTAGTGCACATCAATTGGATGTTGGTGGAATGGGGTTTGGTGGTAATTCATCACTTGAAGAAAACCCATGGAAAATGAGGGTTGGAGACTCAAATGAAGATTTAACTTGGTTAATTAAATAACTCTATATTTATATATTAGGAGAAAATAATATGATATCACTACAAGAATTACTTAATGAAGAAATACACACAGAAGAATATACTGTGGAAAATTATCATGATATAAAAGAATTTTGTGAGTTTATGAAAGAATACAAAGCTGATATTAACGAAGCTGAGTATCAAGGAAGAAAAGTAAAACTTGGTAAACCAATGCAAGGTGATACTAAGAAATTCAAAGTATATGTTAAAAACCCTAAAGGAAATGTTGTCAAAGTAAACTTCGGACATGGAGGAAGTTCCGCAAAGAAATCAGGAGAAAAAACAATGTCTATTCGAAAGAATAATCCAGATGCAAGAAAAGCATTTAGAGCTAGACATAATTGTGATTCACCAGGTCCAAGACACAAAGCAAGATATTGGTCTTGTAGAAAATGGTAATAAATTAATTAATAAAGGTTATAACATAAATTAGGAAAACATGGCAGATACTTCATTTTTTGGGAGATTAACTAAACTCTTTCGTTCTCAAGCGGTAGTTACTATCGATAAGGACGGAAAAAGAAACGTCTTTGATGGTGATGAAAGACAACAAACTAACTTATCATCACTTAGAGATAGATACACTAAATTACAGAAATCTTTTTTCGAACAAGCAGGTGGTGCACAATCAATGGCATACCAACAAGTTCGTAGAGAGGTATTCAGAGATTACGATGCAATGGATAATGACCCAATATTAGCATCAGCATTAGATATATACGCAGATGAATGTACATTAAAGAACGAATTCGGTGATGTACTACTTATACAATCAGAAAATCAAAAAGTAAAGGGATTATTAGAAAACTTATTCTACGATATCCTTAATGTAGAGTTTAACCTCTGGCCTTGGACAAGAAATTTAGTAAAGTATGGAGATTTCTTTTTAGGTTTGGAAGTTGCTGAAGGTAAGGGTATTGTAAACGCTACTCCTCATTCAGTTTACAACACAGAAAGATTAGAAAGAACAGACCCATCAAATCCAAATTCAGTAAAGTTTAAAATTACTGAGGACCCGAATGGAAAAGAAGAATATGAAAACTTTGAAATTGCTCATTTTAGGTTGTTAGCAGATACTAACTGGTTACCATATGGTAAATCTATGATTGAGAATGGAAGAAGATTGTGGAAACAATTATCTCTAATGGAAGATGCTATGTTAATCCATAGAATCATGAGAGCACCTGAAAAAAGAGTTTTCAAAATTGATATTGGTAATATCCCACCAACAGAAGTGGATAACTATATGCAGAGAATCATCAACAAGATGAAGAAAGTTCCTTTCATCGATAGAAATACTGGTGATTACAACTTAAAGTATAATATGCAAAATCTAACTGAAGATTTTTACTTACCAGTTAGAGGTGGTGATAGTGGTACACAAATAGATAATCTTGCTGGATTAGAATATGCAACTATCGATGATATTGATTACTTAAAGAATAAAATGTTTGCAGCACTAAAGATTCCAAAGGCTTATTTAGGATATGAAGAAAATGTAAATGGTAAAGCAACATTAGCAGCTGAAGATGTAAGATTTGCAAGAACAATTGAAAGAATACAGAGAACACTTATTTCAGAATTATCTAAAATAGCCATTGTACATTTATATGCACAAGGGATTCAAGATTCAGAAATGGTTAACTTTGAATTACAGTTAGTTAATCCATCTACAATTTACGAACAAGAAAAAGTAAACTTGTGGAGTGAAAAAATTAGACTGGCTCAAGATATTCAAGGTTTGAATATGTTATCTAAAGATTGGGTATATGAAAATATATTCAAACTAAGTGGTGGTGAACAAAATGACCAAAGAGTTGCAATGTTAGATGACTTAAAAGATAGATTCAGATTTCGTTCTATTGAAGATGAGGGTAATGACCCAGCTATGGAAGATGAACCTGATGATATTGAAGAATCATTGGAACAACTTAAACAAGAAATTAAAGATAAAGGTGGTAGACCTAGAGAAGGTGGAACTTATGGAAAAGATAAACATCCATTAGGTAGAGACCCACTTGGTGATAAAGAAAGAACTAAAAAAAGAAGTAGAACTTCTGAGGAAAAGGCGATAAAAATGATTAATGGAATCGCCGCTAAACGTAAATATTTACATGAAGTCAAGGATATGTTAGATGAATCTAACTTACTTGAAAGTGAGTAAAAATGATTAATCTTTTATAAATTTATATTTATAATAGAGTAATTTTATATATTTGTAATTGGAAATTGTAAAAATGAAAAAAATAAGACATTCAAAATTTAAGAATACGGGCTTTCTTTTCGAAATACTAACCCGTCAAATTACAGTCGAAGTCTTGAACGGTGGTGATGAAAAAGCTAAAGGAATTGTAAAAGAATTCTTTGGTGGAAGAACAGAACTATCTAAAGAGCTCAGATTGTTTAATTTATTAATAAATGAAAAATATAATACTGAATCAAAATCTGAAAAGTTTATTGATGCTATATTAGAAGCACATACTAAAATTGATTACTCAAAACTGAAAAGAGAGAAATACAATCTTGTTAAGTCAATCAAAGAAACTTTCGAAATAGGAAATCTATTATCTTCTCCAGTTACCAATTACAAGATTTTAGCTTCTATTCACAAATTATTCGAAGGAAAGAAAAACGATATTCTTCAAGTAAAAGATGTCTTTGACTCTAAAATTACTATCATTGAACATATTTCCAATTCAACTCCAACTCTTAAGAAAAAAGAGGAAAAGCTTGTTGAAGATTACAAAAAGCAAGAAAAAGATTTAAGATTACTTACTTATAAAATTCTTTTGGAAACTTTTAACAAGAAATATACTAACTTAGATACATCTCAAAAAGGTTTACTAAGAGAATATATTAACAACATAACTAATACATCTAAATTTGGTACTTACTTTGAGAAACAACTTATAAGTACAATTACTGAACTACATACGATGTATAAGGGAATGAATGATAAGATTACAAAAATTAAATTGCGTGAAACTATTAATGTTTTGAAAAAACAAAAAATCGGTAAAAAGATTAACGATTCACAAGTTTCAGCTTTAATGATGTCTTATGAGTTGATTAAGGAGATAAAGAATGTCAATGGAAAAAAATCTTAATAACTTTATTCAAGAACTAATTCAAGAAATTGAAAAAGAATTAGATGAAGCAACAACTACCGCTAATGTAGCTGGGTATAATGTACCTGGTGCATTTTCTAATGGTGGTGCTAAAGATAAAAAACGTAAGAAAAAGATTGCAACTCAATTTGGATATAAGATAGTTGGTAAAATGGATGAAGATTCAATCAACGAAGCCAAAGATGAAGTTACTCCCAAACAATTATCAAAAATACAATCTGATATAAAAAAGATTAATAGAAAAATCAAAGTTTATATTAGTAAACATCCTGTTGATAAAGGAAAATTAAACATAGAACTAGGTGGTGACCATCCATTTGGTAATGGTGATGATAGAGAAATTCATAAGATTGATAAAGTATTAAAAAAACATACAGGTACAGTTCATACTGGTACTATCTTTATGGAATCAATAAATGAAGCCAAAGTAAAAAGACCAGTAAATCGTTGGTTAGAATTAAAAAACGATGAATCAATGCATCCTCACAAGAAGATGGCAATGGGATTGAAAGAACTTAAATATCAACTTAGAGAAACTGAAAAGTTTTTTAATTGGTATAATAAGATTAAAACAATGAATGAATTAGATTCCAATCAGTATTGGAAAAGAACAAATTCACATATTTATACTATAAAAGAGAAACTTATCAATATAGCTAAAACAATACAGGAAATCGAAAAATGAAAATAACAAGAGAACAACTCAAAGGTATAGTTAGAGAAGCTATGATTGAGGAGAACGAATATCAAGAATTTTTTAAGAAAGCTTTAGAAAAAGCTGGAAAATCAATTCCTCAAATGTCTGATGAAGAAAAAAAGGCATTCTTTAACAAAATCGATGCTACTTGGAAAGGTAGAGGAGAGAAAAAAGAACAGGTATCTGAACTAACAGCAGCTCAGAAAAAATTACCACCTGCACTTCAGAAGGCAATAGAGAAAAAAGAAAAAAAATAAATGACTAAGAGAGAATTATATGATATAATCAACGAAGAAATCATTAATGTTAAAAATAATAATATTAATGAGGAAATCACGAATGAAGATGAAAAACTTATTCGTGAATTGATTCGTCAAGAAGTATCAGCAATTTTCTTTGATTTATTTAAGAAACGTAAAATGTGGGGAGCATAATGAGTAAACTATTAATAGAAACAAACCTATTCGAAGGTGCAGTTAACGAAGATTCAAATGGAAGAACTATCGTTAAAGGTATTTTACAAAGAGCAGGTGCGGAAAATCAAAATGGAAGGATATATCCTAAAGAAATTTTGATGAGAGAGGCTAAGAAGTACGAAACACTTATAAAAGAAAGACGTGCTCTTGGTGAATTAGACCATCCCGATTCTTCTGTAATCAATCTAAAGAATGTTTGTCATAATGTAAGAGAGATACATTGGGATAATGATGATTTAGTAGGAACAGTAGAGATTTTACCAACTCCCTCAGGTAACATCTTAAAAGAACTACTTAAAGCAGGTATTCTATTAGGTATATCATCAAGAGGTATGGGTTCAGTAGAACCTTTATCAGGTGGTAAAGTACAAGTAGGTGAAGATTTTGAATTGATTGGTTGGGATTTTGTTTCTAATCCATCAACACATGGAGCATTTATGACTCCAATGAATGAATCTGTTAACAAACAACTTATTAAACAAGGTGAAGTTTGTAACGAGTGGTGTAAATCACAAGATTTGATGAGAGAAATTATAACAGAATTAAATTAAATTATGGCATTTAATGTACAGGACTATATGTCCAAAAATAAAATAAAGTTAGGTAAAGTTACCCGAGCAGTTGGAGATACTCCATACAAGGGTGGCCATAACGATATTAGAAAAACTAATTATGATGTTAAGATTACCGAAGATGGTAAACTTGATTTATATACACATAAAACGG